CATTCCACATTATTACCTAGGAGCTACTGTGCTGTGCCAACTTGAAGTTTGGTAAGATCTGAACTTATGTTCAGGCAAACTAGAAGGTGGTCAGTGCAGTATCTCTCTCTCACTTCCCTTTTTTCTATAGAACAGAACAGATGGTTTACCGTCGTTCAACAACCAATATCAGACGTCCACGTCGTGCGCGTCGACGTCCAGCTCCGCGTCCTCGTCGTCGGACCACCCGTCGTGCGCCACGTCGCGTCATGCGTCGCCAGATGAGTCGACCTTCGAAGCCATGCCCTGGCGAACTTAGCCCTAGTCTTAAGTTCGCTTTGTCTCAGTTGGATCCATTCGAACCACGTTGTCTAGGTGCGAAGATCCCAGATAGTAATACTATTCCAAGTATTGCTAACTGCGACACTGACCAGGTTAACATGGGGTTTGCAGCTGCTGGCACATTGTCTGCAATGGTGTTTGCTCCCAGTTACAACTATGCGACACTTGGTTCAACAGCCGCGAATCCGGTTTTATGGACGAACAGCTGGAATCAACGTCGTAATTATGACAATGTAATCGCTGCTATTGAAGCGATCCGACCCGTCTCTCACGCACTTCGTATTTCCAGTGCGCTGTCTCCAACAGCTGCGACTGGATTTGTCCATATTGGTCTATCTGTTGAAAGTCGTGCAAGCAGTATTGCAGGAACTGCACAGCCTGATTACCCCAAGACTGTCAACCAAATGACTGGATTACAGCATTACCAACGTGTCACGGTTGCGAGTTTGACTCAGAGTCCACTCACTGTTATTAACAAGTGGATTGACGACACTGGATTTCGATACGATGATCCACGTTCGACGTACGCTTTTAACGACTCAGTAGCTGGATCTTCTACTCTGACGTTCAACTTTCAGCAGAGTTGGGCTGTAATTTGTGTTATGGTTGAAGGAGCTCCGCCGAATTCGACACCACTATCATTTGAACACCTGTTGCTTACCGAAGCCATTCCTCGTAAGGATGGTTTCGTGATCGGTACCCAAGCTGCTCCAAACAGTCCTACACTATTGGGAGCTGTTAGCCAGATGGTATCCGAGCAGCCATTTGCTCATACCGAAGATCAGCAGGCAACGTACTTGCAGAATGGATTTACCCGTTTGCAGCAAGGTATACAGCAGGCAGGTTCAGACGCAGCTCAAGTTGCTGGGCCTTTGTTACAGCAAGTTGGTTACGGTGCAGGTCGCTACGCGATCAATACTGTTGCTGGCGTTGTTGGTTCTTATCTTGGAGTTCAGACAGCTAACCGATATAATGGTATGATCCAGGGATAACTGTCCAAGAGCAAGAACGTCTACCTCCATCTGTTCCATATGCCGCATACCCACCAGCAGCTCCCCGGTCTGCTTGGGTCGGCCTTGAGAATTTAATCCGTCGTGCCCCAACGACTGGTTATATTCCTCACAATATCCAACCTCGAAATGGTTTTCAACCTCGAGGGTTCACACAACGAGCCTGGAACGCTCTTCGCATGGCATTGACCAATCGCGAAAGGCGTCAGGAGCTTATTGAACGTGGGCGTCAGGGCATGCCAATGCAAATTGAAGCACCGTTTCCTCAGTTCATCGAAGAACTCGATGAAGACATGCATGATGAACTTTAACCCCTTTGTATTCACCGAAGGTGGAATGCGCGTAGCGCATAACACCGGTAGGTTACTGACTAAACTAGTAAATAAAGAAACGAATAGTCGCAGACAAATGAGTGTATTAAATCTCTACTTCGTACTCACTGTCAGTCTCTTCCTCCGTAGTATCGCCGGTAGGCTCTAGCTCTTCCTCTGCTTGCAGGTTCATCACCCGCATTGGGTGGACCTCTACCTCCACCCCAGGCTCTTGGATCATGATCTCGAACGCCACGTTCGCTCTCTGTTGCGCAGCCTGCTTGTGCATCGCCACGTAGTCGATCACCCAGCGTTCCGCCGCTGGAGCAAGCTGGTCCGCGACATCCACTGCGTTGAACAGGTCCTCTGCGGCACTCATGAGCTGCATTGCAGCGTTGTGCTTACGCAAGACCATCTCTGCACCTCGGACATTCGCACGAACAAGTTGCACGTTCTCCATGTTCGCGATCTCGAGTTGCTGTTCACGAGCATCGATCTCTTCCTCCCACACCTCTTCCATGATGCGTGCACGCTTGCGTTGGTGCTCGCACTCACTCTCGGCTCTCTCTGCACGTCTCTTGTAGTGCATCATCATCTCGAACAGCACCGTGTTGGACGCGGTCTGGGGAGCAGGGTCGTACTGGTTACGGACACTGGCCATGATGGAGCTGTAGGTTACACTGTTGGGTTACTCGGAAGATTGAGGAATGAGGAAGGTTATGGTCAGCGAAGCGTACCCGTACACTTTCCGTCCACTACCAGTCATTCCGTCCCCTAGTAGTAAGGGGGGGACGCATTACACTTGCGTACTCTATAGGGGATCCACTTACAAACTCTAGCATATATGTTGCGTGACGGTACTCGTCAACGTATAGTTCAACGTATATACACTATACATCCGTATCAGACGTATACTGATTCTGAGAATCTGATAATACGACATGTTTGAGCACGCCCACGTGACGTGACAGGGTGCGCGGTGAGGCCGAAGGCCGCGCGCCCCGGGCCTCCACGTCATGTGGTGCGGCGCAGTCATGCAATGTCACATTGAATGGACAATCTAATAATACCCCCCAGCGGGGGGGCGTACACACCGGAGCGTAGCGAAGGTCGTGTAGCGGGGGGAGGCGCAGTTTAATATATAAAATGACAACGGATTATAAAAGCGTAGTTTGCGTAGAGCAAACACAAGTTAAATGTCTTCGAAAAAACTACCATCCAAGTCCAAATCAGGCAACTCGTCGATCTCCAACGGGGTATCTAAAGGGGTTTCCTCCACGAGTGCCATAGCACGAAAACGCGCATGTTGCTCTTGACTTGGAAAGTTGATAACCGTGAACCGTCGAAGAATTGGCCCGAGGTCTTCGCTGTTCAAGAAACACTGTTGAGGTGTGTAGTTGCTGAGCACGATGATCTTCTTCGGTCTTAGCCTCTGCAGTACACCGCCCTTGATCTCACCAGGAAAGGGGTAACGGTCGGCCCACTTCTTTAGTGACGACGCCGTACAGTCGTTCTTGGGCGCCCACTCCTCGATGGCCACAATGTCTTCGTGACGGTAACGGTCCCACCACTTGTTGAGCCCCTTGGGGAAGTGGCTGGGATACAACTCCCAAAGCAACCGAGACTTCCCGCTTCCGGAAGGACCGACCCACCACTCGTGCAATAGCTCGCCATCGAGCGGCACAGTCTTGGGGGCGTAGAGGGACTCAAGCCGAACTCCGTGAAGGATGTATAACTTGGGGTCGTCTCGCTTGATGGTGTCCAGATCACCGGACTCAGCACACTTGATGGCCGCGGTGTATCGTGCCTTGTTCGCCTGGCCGCCCTTCTCTCGTGCCAGGTTGGACTCCATTGGGATCTCGCCGTGCTCAAAAAAGCTTCCATCCTTGGTACAGTATGCTTTGTTCTGCGTAGGCGATCCATTGCTTGGTTCCAGATGACAACGAGGCAGCAGCCTTGATACTGCCTTTCGTTGTCTTGCATTGTGGAAGTAGACGTAGCCTTGGAGGTGCGGGGTCCCATCCGTGCCGATTTCTCTACCGTACAACACGTATCGCGCGAGCGTTTTGATAGTTGTCTGCAGATGTTCTTCGTCTGCGGCGTTGTAGTTGTTCAACGTAAAACACCACGCACGGTACTTGCTTGTTGTCGACATCGACAAAATGATAATGCCAGCTCGGCTATAGCTCCTAGGTCCCGTGGAAATGGCACAGTAGGTGCCATTCCACATTATTACCTAGGAGCTACTGTGCTGTGCCAACTTGAAGTTTGGTAAGATCTGAACTTATGTTCAGGCAAACTAGAAGGTGGTCAGTGCAGTATCTCTCTCTCACTTCCCTTT